AGGTCTCAAATGAAAAGGCTACACGAAGGTCATTAGGTGCTCTTTCAGATAGAGAACTAAAAGATATCGGCATAAACAGAGGTGATATTGGACGTATTGCCAAAACTATGAGAGCGGAAGGAAGAAACAAAAAATGACTTTTATAAAAAAAATATTTAAAAAAATTAAACCAAAAACACAACAAGAAATTGAATACGAATATCTTTCTCAATCTAAAGACTTGGTTGATTTAGAACGTAGACAAAGACTGTTGATGCGTGAAAATTCAAACTTAAAAGGATGGGTGTAATGACAATCGCAATATATAATAAAACTTGTCAAGTATGTGAGGTAACTAAACAGGCTTTTTTAAAATTTGTAATGGGTGTTTGGTCAATCGGTGAATCTGCCGGTCGTGCTAGAGCGGCTAGAGAACTTGCTAGACAAGGCTACTACGAAGAAGCAAAAAAGTTAATGTTGGAAAGTAAGTAATGTTTAAAAGATTTATCAAAGCAATGGAATACAGAAGTTACTGTATGGCAATTAGAGAATTAAGAAACAGAGGCTATTATCAAAAAGCCAATGAGATTTCTGAATTTAAGCATAAAATATACAAAACAAGTTAACTAAAAAACATAGCGCATCATTCGGTGCGCTTTTTTTTGGCTTTTTTACGGAGACGTAGATACATTTCCATAGTTTTATCTACTTGTACTAGACCCCATTTCTTCTTTTTCATTATTTTCTCGGCTCACGTTTACATTCATACATATCAATGGTAACATCATCATAAGATGAATATAACTTAACGTCATATCCCCATAACTTTTGTACATGCAATAGTACGTTATTTGCAGTTACTTTGTCTAATCTCTTTCCTTTATAACTGGAATGTTGCAATGTCAGTTCTCTAGTCTCTGTCACATCTGCATTAGTAATCTGAATATCCGGTATCATCGCCGCTGTTTCATAACTAGAACTCAATGCTTTTCTAATGCGCTTAAATCCTAGTTCATTATGAATATCAGTTACATGGTAATTGTCATAGTGTTCTTCATCATGCAGACTGAACAATCTCCAGTCTCTAATTACTTTCGGTCCCAAGAATTGCAATATCGCACTTTCATCACGGTAGTTTGCTACAATATCTTTAATTGTAGTACGCCATTCTGTACCTGCAATATGTGGAAACCATGCTTCATCTTCTTTATCTGGCGTTTGACAAATGCGTTGCACATCTTTTAAAATAGCAAACCCTAGTGCATAAGGGTTAAATCCACTGTAATGAGGTGAGTTAAAAGATGGTTGATATAATACTGCGCTATGTAATCTAAAGAATTCAAGCATAGCACCATCATCTACTTTACCCTGATTATAAAGTTCATTAAAGATATAGTGATGTGTAAAAGAAGCAAAACCTTCATTCATTACTTTCGTTTGGTATTGCGGGTAGAAGTATTGTGCAATACGTCTAACAATACGACAAATCTCACGTTGCCAAGGAGCAAGTACTGGTGAATGTTTTTCTAAGAAGTACAATAAGTTTTCTTCTGGTTCTGTAGGCCAAGTAAATTCTTCGTCTTTTTCTTCTTCTTTTTTATCGGGTAACGTACGCCATAAATCATTCACTTGTGACTGTAAATACTCACTTCGTTTAAGTTGCTTTTCGAATTCATCACGTGCATTCAATTTATTAGGTCTTTTGTATTTGTTAATACTCTGATACTGAATGGCATGGCAAGCGTCTAGTGTTTCTTCAACAATATCTGCCCCATAACTTTCTTCACATTCACGTATATAATTCTTAGCAAATACTAGATAGTCAACAATAGCATCAGGCGATGTCCATTGCTTAAACAGATAGTTATTCTTAAAGAAGTGATTATGTCCAAATGCCGCATGTGCAATGACCAATGCTTGTGTAGTCATTGAGTTTTCTTCCATAAGATAATTGATACACGGATTGGAGTTAATAACTAACTCATATGCAAGGCCCATTTCGCCTTTCGTATATTGTTTCATATTACCAATGAAACTCTTACCGAAACTCCAGTGATTGTACATTAATGGCATACCTACACTCGAATATGCATCAAGCATTTGTTCTACTGTAATGATTTCAATCTGATTAGGGAAGCAATCAAGTCCCATATCGTTAATAGCGATTTCTTCACAAGCATCCATTGTGCTGTACAAAGTATCAAAATTCCAACTAGAACCTTTATATAATAATCCCATTACTTTGCACCTTTAACTTTAAATATTTCTCTGAACACTGGATATATATCTTCTGTATTTTCTATCTGTTTAGAAATCATGTTTTCGCATTTGTCTTCTAACTCTTTGTATTCACCAATCAGGTTCCCGCCCATATGTGCATAACTTCTAGTCTTACCAACTTGAATATAACTAAAGTATTGTGTCTCTGGAAGGATATCTTTTAGAAGTATATCTTTCAATACTTCATTATCATGCCCCCAATTGTCTCCGTCACTTGCTTGTGCAAAGTAAATATTCCATTCATTTGTAGGATATCTATCTTTCATAATTTCTTTTGCTTTAACAAATGCACTTGATACTACTGTACCGCCATTCTCTCTGTCATTAAAGAATTCTTCTTCTGTACATTCACGTGCTTCAATGTGATGCCTAATGAAAACGCATTCTACTTTCTTGTATTTACGTGAAACGAATAAATTAAGTAACATAAAGAACCGTTTTGCTAAGTCTTTGTGTTGTTCGCTCATACTTGCACTTACATCCATTACAAAGAATACAACTGCTTGTGATATTGGAGATGGTTTCTTACTGAAATTGTTATATCGTAAATCTACTGGGTCTACAAACGCAACTGCGTTAGCACGTGTGCGTAGAGATTTGATTTCTTCTTCTATCTCTACTCTGCGTTGTTCATCTTTGCAGGTCTCTAATTCTGCTTCTAATTCTTTAATCTTTCTCAACTTAGGTGTACGCAACGCAATCTTACGACCAATAGCATTAACCATACTCTGTTCTAAGTTTAATTGAGCCGGATTACCATCGTTAGTATAACCAGCACGTGATAACTCATAACGCTCAACTGCTTTGTTTTCTTTAGAAATCATATGTGGTAGTTCTAAGTCTTCAAACAAGATGTTAACAAATTCGTCATTGCTTAATGCAAATGCAAATTCGTCTTCACCTATACCTTCGTTAGAACCCTTTGGTCCTGCGCCCTGACCTTGACCGCTTGGTGGTTTCTGTAATAAATCGTCTACGACAAAATCTTCATTGCCTGGAAGAACGATATCCCTAGACCCACTGTTTGGATTATGATTAAACTGAGGCTCGTCAATGCCTTTACGTGTGATTACAACATCCTGGTCATCACCAGAACCTTTGATGCTTCGTTTACCAAGCGTGTCATGTATACTCTTACGTATTTCATCTTTAGTACGCTTGATAAACTTTTGTCGGTTACTAGAAGATTTCCCTCCTGGGTTTTTTCTTCTATCAATAATTGTGTTTCCCATGCTCTGTCCTTAGTTAGACTTCTGCACTCTCATATACCATTCTACTAACCTCTTGACTTGGCGTTCAGTATAACCTTTCTCTACCATTCTATCAACAAATTCATCATGCTTAGATTGGTCTTCTTTGTTCTTCTTACTACCGAATGAGATTACTGGAAGTAATTCTTCTGTTCCTGCGAACATTTTAGTTTCAATAACTTCACGCATCTTTTCATATGCAGTCCATGGTGGGTTATTACCTTCATGGTTGCCTCTTGCACGTAAGACCCAATTGACAACTTCATTACGAAAATCTTTCGGGTTGGCAATGCCTGCCGGCTTTTCAATCTTCTCTAGTTCTTCATTAAGAACAGAACGGTCAAATAGGTTACCAGTATCAGGGTCTTTGAAATCAATATTTTGAATCCAGTGGTCAGCATAATCTAAATATCTGTCAAATAAGTTTTGACCATATTCATTATAACTTTCTAAATATGCTTTTTGAATTTCATTGCCTACTTGTTCTGCGTATTTAACACTCAAGTGGTCTTTAATAAATCCAAGTAATTTGTTCTCTGTGTCTTCTGGAAATTGCTCACGTTTGATTGCAGTTTCTAATACATACATAAGATGCACTGGGTCTGCCGCTACTTCATTCGCATCAAAGTTAAATGCTTGTGACAAAATCTTAAATGCAAAACGTGTACTCATACCATACATACCTTCGTCTACGCCGGCAGTATCTTTATATTCTTGCATTGTCTTTGCTTTGGGGTCTACATCATGTAGATTTTCACCATCATATACTCTCATCTTGGCAGCCAAGTTTGAATTAGTGTGTTCTTTTAAACGTGATAACACGGAGAACTGTGCTAACATATCTAACGTATGCGGTGCACAGTTAGTATTATCTAGTCCAGAAGATGATAGCATCTTTTCATAAATTCGAGTTTCTTCTGTAGCACGTAAACAGTAAGGTACTTTGACGATATATACCCTATCTAAGAATGCTTCATTGTTTTTGTTATTACGAAATGCTTCCCATTCACTTTCATTAGAGTGAGCAACCACAACACCGTTAAATGGAATCGCTGAGATACCTTCAGTACCCATATAGTTCCCTTCTTGTGTTGCAGTTAGTAGTGGATGTAAAACTTTTATAGGCGCTTTGAACATTTCTACAAATTCCATAATACCTTGATTACCACGACATAGACCACCACTAAATGCGTATGAGTCTGGGTCATTCTGTGAGAAGTATTCTAGTTTGCGAATATCTGTTTTACCTACTAGTGATGAAATATCTTGGTTGTTATCATCACCAGGTTCTGTTTTCATAATACCAACTTGTTTCAGTTTAGATGGATACATCTTTACAACTGAGAACTTAGAGATATCACCTTCAAATTCTTCTAGTCGTTTCACTGCCCACGGAGATAACAATCCGTTAAGATAACGCTGTGGAATTTTATATTGTTTTTCTACCTCTTTACCAAACTCTTTTTGGTCAAACAATCCTAGCGGTGTCTCATATACTGGTGAAATTTCATCGCCTGCTTTAAGCACGTAGATTGGATGTTTTTCCATTAGTTCTTTTAGACGTTCTGCAAGTGATGATTTACCACCGCCAACTGGTCCTAACAAATACAGTACTTGTTTCTTTTCTTCTAATCCTTGCGCTGAGTGCCTAAAATATGACACTAGCCTTTCAATTGGTTCTTCCATTCCGTAAAAGTCTTCGAATGCAGGATAAACTTTAATTGTACGGTTTAGAAAAATACGGCTGAGTCTTGGTTCTGAACTTGTATCTACTACAGTAGGTTCGCCGATTGCGTCAAGCAATCTTTCAGCCGCAGATGCATATGCTAATTTGTCTTTCTTACATAATTTTAAGTAATCTTCTAAAGACATTTCGTCTTCTTTTTTACTTGCATATACTTCGCTAAATTTCTTTAATAAACTCATTATTGATACTCTCCAGTATTTTGTTATTCTATATATACTTATCTTCTAAGTTAACTTGCATTCTGTTAGAAGTTAATTTGAATAGAACATTTTACCTACATTTCCTTCAAATGTAAAATGTCCTACATGGTCTAATTTTATTAGTGGGTCTAACCATACTTCACCACCCAATGCCTGCCATCTACGACAAAATGCGTAATCTTCTGACAAGTATCGTTTTGTTTCTTTTTCGTGCATACAATCAAAAAATAGATATGTCCACTTAGCAAACTCTGGGTCTAAATTTAAATCATTGTTGAAATACAAATCAGGATATGCATCAATCATTTTCATAATGACTTCTCGCTTAATTAACATAAATCCAGTTGCCGCATCTTTTAATTTAATTAGACCATTTTGAACATCAAGTCTACGCCCACCTTCTTCTTTATCTACCCATGCCATATTCATAGCATAGTTAGAACCAATCTCTTTAAGTTCACCTGGGTTAAGAGGTCCATCGTTCAATGCATCTTCCATCGTAGCCCAATCTAAATCTTTCTTTGGGTAAGCGCCAACAATAATATCTTTGTCGTGCTGTAACATATGCATGATATCTACGCAATCAAAATTAATATCTGCGTCAATAAACATAAGGTGTGTTGCTTTTGGATTGGCCATAAAATAAGCGACCATATGGCATCTAGCACGTGAAATCAAACTTTCATTTGCTGATGTAGTTACTGAGTATGGAATTTTATATTTCGTATAGGTCATGTGCGTTTTTGACCATGAGCGAAAGAATGGCTCTGTCACTTGTCCGCCATAACACGGTGTGCAGTAATGTACGTGAGTATTTCTTAAAAAATCTAAATCTAAGTCTTCTCGGTATTCACCAAGTTCTGTTAGTATATCGTTCAATGTTACGCCCTGCTTCTTGTTACTTATATATAAGATACACTAAATGACTTCCAATGTCAATAGTCATTTGGGTTTTTTCTGACTTTGAATCCATGCTTTTGCATTACGATGTGTTACTGGTGCATTTAGAAATTTGTCAATATTTCTATCAACTTTTTTAAAGTTTTCTGCTCTATCTGGGTCTTCCAGACCACCGTTATTATCGACAACATGAAAATTTGATGCCCCAAATATCTGTTGAAACTTCATAATATTATCTTGTACTTGGCGCCATAGTTCTTCAACTAATTCTGGTTTTAAACTACGTTCACGTTCAAGGTTACGTTTTTGTGCAACCTCTAAACTAGTGTTAACAAATAACATCATAGTGTCATAGCCCATTGTCTTTAACTTCTCATTTGCGACTTTGACTTTTTGCAAATCTTTTCCAGTACCATCAATCGCCAAACCTAAGCGGCCGTCATGCCACCAAGTCTCACGCTTATCATACTTAGATTTTGCGGCGCCTCTAATCTCTTGTCCTTTGTCACTCGCAATCGTATCTGGGTCTAGGCTTAGTCCTTGTTTCTTCATAAGAAATTCATAAATTTCATCTGAGTTTAGCATCTTTAATCCAGTACCTGCCAGCATCTTTTTTGCTACGAAAGATTTACCTGAACCAGGGCCGCCTGCCATAAATACTGCTTTAAAGATATGTGGGTCATTGACGCCTTCTTCCATATCTTGTATCAATTCATGTAATTTCATATCTTAACTCCTTATTATTAATATATTTATCAATAAAGTTGTTTGTCTATAGTTGACCACTCTGCTTGAATATTTGCTAAACTGCTTACAGCATTATTATAATTTCGAGTCATTTGTGGTTTAATTCTGCTTTCATAGATTAGTTTAATTTTCTTTTCTTGTACAATGCTAGGAGTGCCACCGGGAGTAAAATATGTAAATTCATTTTTATAATTCTTACGTAGATTTTTTACTGTCTCTGCATTTGTTTTCGATATTGAAATCAATTCAGTCAATCTTATCTTAAGGTCTTCTTTATTAGTAAAGTTATTCTTGTCTAATGCTCGTTGCATTTGTATCGTTAACGCTCTATTGTCACGTATAAATTCCATTTGTTTTGATGTCCAGTCCGCATAAACACTATAGGTGCTTCTCGTATCATAATAAAATTTCGATAAGACTTGTATCTGTGCTTCTGATTCAACTTCTTTACCTGTCTTAGTTGGCTCAATGTTGTCACTTTGTGTATCTGGTGCTGTTGCACTTTTTAACGAAGTGATTACTTCACCTGCGTCTGTGACTATTTCTTCAACATCTGCAAATGCACTACCACTTGCATCACCAAATGCCTCATGTAAATAACCATCAAACGGAGTATATAATTTTGCCGCCTCTGTTAATGGATTTTGCACAACTCCAGGTGAAATTGCTGCCTTTTCTACTGCTGTTGCCATAGTCGAAACCACTTCTTCTGCATTTGCTCTAGGGTCTATCGTAAATGGTATTTCTGATGTTAGATTAGTAGAAGGTGATTTTGTTATTTTACCTACTGCATCTTTCATATTAGAAGAACCAGTATTTAAGATAACTGCCATTTGACATGGGTCCATTGCCGCGGCAGCCATTGTCAATGCTAATGCCTTTGCGGCTAGTTCTGCCGCCATATTTGCAAAGTTTCCAATTTCATTAGAAATCTGACTAGATATATCACCGATAGCATTTGTTAATTTATTTGCAATGCTTCCTATCGAACCGATTGCGCCTGATAACGCACTTGTCAGTCCAGACATAATAGGCCCTAACGCACTAGAAATACCAGAAATTATATCATCTATTACTCCACCAGCGGCTCCAATAACACTTGATATTGCACTTGTCATACTATCAATTACTTGTGGAATGCCAGTTTGATTTATCAATGAAGTGATATCACTAATCGCACTATCAATGAAATCTAAAGTACCATCGAACACACCACCCATAATACCCATTAATTCATTAAAGAATGAACAACTAGACTGTTGTTCACCAAACTGTGCATTCATTGACGCAAGAGAACTTGCATCTGCCATTGTTTGTGGTATATTTGCTGTTTGTCCATTTGTATGAGATAACAATGATGAAAACATTGCTCCACCTATTGTTGCAATGCCGACAACTTTTAATAGTCCATCTAAGTCAACGCCAGTCGCTGTGAGAACTCCTGCAAAGATTAAAGCCTTATCCGCAGATGAGATACCTGAAAATGCGCCTGCTAATGCATTGAAGTTTGTCATTCCTGCAGAGGCAGTCAATGCCGATAATAAAGAATTACTATTTGTAGTTCTAGCAACATATGGATTTGAAAAGTTATTTGCATCTATCTCTGATGCAAAAACATTCAATGCTGATTGTTTATTGTATTGTAATTGTCTCGCTTCTAACTCTGCCATTTGAATTGGAGTTAGTTGTGATGCGCTTACTAATTCTGAATACTGTTTAGGTGTTAGGTTAGTATTAGAGAATGTAAAATCTCCACCACCATTTGTAACAAACAGTTGATACAGTCGTTCTAGTTCTGCTTCACTAGCCATTGATAATCACCTTACTTGCACCTGATACAACTTTCGTACCACATGAATGTGCGTCACCTACTCTACCTGCTGGTTTGTTGTTGATGTACACATTGTTTGACCCTTGTGTTAATGGCGTAACATGTGGGACACATACCGGAGGACTACCCTGAGGGATAGAATGTGGGAATGTTTTATCACTCACACGATATGCAAGTTTATTTTCAATAATTACATTCTCACTTCCCATACCACACGTGCCAGGCCCGCAAGGGGAGTGTGCAGTGATTGGGTCTGTTGTTCTCGCGGCTTGTGGCATTATGTCACCAATCCTTCTTCTGGAACTATAATTCCGCTAGTTGCGGCTCTGTATGCTTCCGTCGTTTGTTTGTTCGTTTTTAAGACTGAAATAATCTTGTCTGTTTTAAATTCTACTTCTTTTTCACTATCGCCCGTAACAGTAAACGGTTGAAATGCCGCTCCCTGCGGTCCGATTGCAACAGTCAATGCTTTGTTTATTGTAGTGCAACAATCGTCTTCTTTGACAAACTTGCCTAAAACTTCTTGACCTGTCTGTAAATATAACGTTACAATATCCCCACTTTTATATTTTGTTTCTTTTAACATCTTCACCCTTCCTTATTTTATTATCCTGAGAACGCCAAATACTCGCATATAAGTACGTTCTTTATTGTTATTACTATTTATTTAATTTATTAACTGTAGATATAATTTTATTGTGAATTACGCTTTTTTAGTGCAAAATCTATATCTTCTGGTGTGATTACAGTCATAATATCCAAGTCATCTTTGATATCTTCATATAAATGAACTTCCCCACCTATACGATTAAGAATATACCCATCCGCATACGCAACTAAGTACATTCCACCATATTCCATATCCATTATAAGCCATACTTCTGCTTTCTTTCTTGGATGTGCGTAATGAAATGTGTAGAAACATCCTAACCCATGCCCACTATTAGTGTAGAATTCTTCACTTATATATTCCCAGACATCAGGCCATGTACTTAAATCATCATAATTAAACCCGTTAACATGGCATGGGATTGTTCTCCACCAATCATTTACTTTCTGTAGAGTTTTTTTGTCTAAATTTTCCTTGAGGTCTAACCGAAGTTGACGCCACTCGTAAAGCAGTGATGCTTTGTCTCGCATACTACATAGTCCAACGTTTTACTGTATAACTGATTTCCGTTGTAAACGATGCGTCTTGCGTATAGTTAATCTTCATATCATCGCCGTCGATTGTTGCGGCAAACACGATATTTGAAAATTCGTCTACCTCTGCTATTCCGTCGCCATCATCTTGCCAGATTTCAGTGTTTTCGTCTGTAAGTTTTACTTGTGTAATACCTTGTGGTACGCCGTTGATAACTTTAATAGTACCAACACGGACATATGTCGTAGTAGCACCTACTTGCTTAAGTGAATAATCAACAAAAAATGTAGTACAAATATTTTTGTCGTATTTTAAGAATGTCCCAGAAGTTGTATCAAGTTCTTTAGTGAATAAATCTGAACGCAGACCAAGTGCCTGAGTATGCGATTGCAAATGCATATCTGCATAAACTTGATTAAAACTATTTTCAGTCAATACCTCAACATTGCGTCTTGCTCTTGCATAGTTTGAAGCACTAAAGGCCACACTGTTAGTCATCGCATCAAGCAATGCAGTAACATTTGTAACATTTCTGATGTTTAAGTCTTCATCGACAACTAATCCAGGTTCTGGGTTTTCTGCGCTATCTAACCATGATTGGATAACTGCATGTGCGTTAGCAAAAGGGTCAAAAACCACTTCATCTATTGCGTCATCAATACCTATGTATAACTGGTTGGTGTCATTTGCAAACCCCATCTCACCAGTTTCAAGCACATCTGCTGATAACTCCTGACGAAGTCCACGTCTTAATAATATTTTTACGTTTGTTGTTGCCATTTTGTAACTCCTAGTAGTTACATGTATTTATCAAAATACTCCTGAACCTTGCCAGCCCATTGTAACGCATATCGTTCATATTCATCACTTTCGACAACAAATTCTTGGTAATTCCCCATATTATCTGCTTCTGCATCCCAGCCAATCATCATAATAACAATTGTTTTTATATTAGTTCCATAGATTTGATTATGTGCTTCGGCATATGCCGAACCTTGCAAGAAGTAATCATCAATCCATTCTCGTTTCTTTGGTTTACGAGTTGTTTTGAAATCGATGATTGCTGGTTTTCCTTCGTACACACCAACACAATCTGTTGTGCCTGCATATAAACCAGGATAATATAATGGGACTTCTGTGCCCCACACTTCATCAATTTTGCTCAAACCTTGTTCAATAACAATATCTGATAATTCTTTTGCCATTTGATGGATGAGATTTGTACCAGAAGGTCTATCTTCTTCTAATATAAATTTTTCTAAATGTAAGTGAACTTGTGTTCCGATACCAGTAGCAAGTCGCATAATTCTATCTGCTTCTTCATTACCGACACGTTTGCGCCATTCAAATAAAGCAGTTTTATCTTTTAATGCATCAAGCACAGTAGTAACACTGGGTAAAGGCTGGCCATCTGGCGTTTGATAATGCCGACTGCCTTTAATGTTTACTCGTTCTAGTGGGTTATAGGTAAATTTTTCATTAAGCATAGAATTATTATACTATACTTTTATAAAAAATGCAAGTGTCAATTAAAGATTTTCTTTAATTTCTTCGATTAATTTTGCTTTTGTATGTCTACGGTCCAACTGAATACCAAGAGTTTCTTCTGCCCATTCGTCTAACTGCTTCTTAGTCATTGATTGAAAGTCTGGTGTATCTGCAACTTCGACTTCCTCTTGAATGCTAACTTTTACGACATCTGTATGTTCAACGATAATTGGGTCAGGGCTGACTTCTGTTACTACCTCGCTTGTAGCAATGACGCCAGCGGCTTCGATATCTTTTTCTTGTTGTTTTGCAACACGATTCATAAATTCTCTATGACGTTTTGCATCTTGGATTTCTTTACGTACTTCTTTTTGAGATTCACTCAATCCTGCCATACCATCTTTATTGTCTTCTAATTTACCGATACGGTTTTTCATCTCTTTTTTAGAAATAGTTTTAGTTTCGCCTTTAATTATTAATCCCATTACTTTAGCCTCTTCTTAGCAGTATCAACTGCTTTTTTGTGAACTTTTTCTTTATCTTTTTCAGTATCTTTACCTTGAGCACCTGGGGCAACAGATAAGTCAATAGTATCAACTGTAACTTTCGCTATATACTTACTTTGTCCTAACAATGTAACTAGCGATTCTGCGTCTACTACATACCCCATATCACCTAACTCTCGTACCATTAAGTCAGTACCGATAGTAGTTATGCCATTCGCTTTAAGACGAATGAGGTATGCGTTTATGTCTCCTCGCAGTTGAGCATCATAGTTTGCTTTTTCACTTAATAGTGTAGCAATTTTCATATTATGCTCTTTTTTCTCTGCCTAAAGGATTTTCTTCATCACCTGATGCTGAGATATCACCTGCGATTTCATCTTCAACGTCTGCTGAGATATCTTGGTCAATATCATCACCCATATCACCGCCCATTTCAATGTCTGATGACATATCGTCTGTTGACTTCTCACCTGATAGTACAAGTGTTGCATCTGCAACTGCATCTTTTGCCGAACGTGCCTGACCTAGTAGACCAGAGATAGCATCATCAACTGATGATTTGAATGATTGTGCTTGTTCTGGGCCATGAGAATATGCCATTTCGTCTGCTAGTGGACCGATTTGGTCATTTTGAATTTTACCTAATTTTTCAATTACGTCCTGTAAGTCATCTACGATACCACGAGCCGCCATAGTGATTTCTGCTTCTGCGGCGTCACCTTCAAGTAATGCGTTCAACTGGTCGAGTAGAGATTCTTCTAGTTTTACTTTATCCATCTTTACTTCCTCCTGTTTCTTGTATGAATTACCATACTCTTTTGAATTAGTATCTACTGCTGGCGCACTTTCTGACTTTGCCGCATGTACGGCTTTTCTCTGTGCATCAGATTTGTATTTACCTTCTGACACTTCTTGGTGTGCTTTCAATAGTGCTTTGATTGTTTCTAACATAAGCATGTTTTCTGTATACTCATTACTCATAAAGTCTTGCTTCATGCCACGCTTTTGTTCTTCTAAGTTTGCTTTTGCCTCACGCAATGATTCGAAATCACCTTCGATAGTGTATCCAAAGTTCTTTTTTAGATACTCATTCATGTGAGATGATACGTTAACCGTATCTGTTTTAAAAAATGTTGTTTTCATGGTTATTGCCCCAATATATATTTAACTACATGTATTTATCTTTTTAATTAATTTTTTTGCCGTAGAGGCAGGAAATCAAATAGCATATATACTAATTATTCGGTTGCGTCTTCAAAAAGGTCTTTTACACGTCTTTTTGCCGTACCAGCATCGTGTTTTGCTCTACTAAATCTTGCTTCTGCAATATCCATTCTTGCGGTGTTGCCTGATTTTTTAGCAGATTGATATGAATTCTTGTGTTGTAACGCATCATAGTATGACTGTTCAAATCTTCTATTCGCTGATATTACTTCCATAATCTCATTCGAATTGATTTTTTTACCTTCATTAAGGTATTTTGCAATAACACATACGGTTTCGTACAACTTAATACCTTCAAACAAAGTATCGTCTGTTCTATTATCTCGTATATTGTAGGCATCGTCATGTTTCTCCACTGAGAAATGACCGATATCTACGCCTTTATCGGTTCTGGTTGATTCATTGATTGTAGTTTTAATCTTCTTTGCTACATTAGATGTCGCATTGTTAAAACCCTTAAGAATTTTCGCCATTGCATCAATATCACGTTGCTTATCGCTTACTTGAATATCATTGCTACCTGTCGATTCAGAAACGACTTGCTTTTTTGGTTTACCACTCAAGTTATTGAGTAATGTTGCCATCGCATCTACATCTTTTTTATTTGTGTGCATTTACGCCCTCCGAAAGTTATGCTGTTCTATATCCACGCAAAGTTGGCATTAACACTCCCTTGTGTGTTAATGTCTCGGCGAGATGTTGTTCTCGCTCTGATAATTGCGTTTCATTTACGTAATCTTGGTCAGCAAAGAATTTCATAATTAAATCATTTTCTTCTTCGCTTATCATTACATATAATCCGCCTAATATCTCTGTTAGTCTCATCTATACTTATCCTTGATTTAACTTATTAAGTAGATTTCTAAACTGCATTGCAGTTTTTGGATTACTCGCCAAAGCATCCAAATTCTGTGATTGATGTGCCATTGCTTTTCTCTGAATCGGAGTCAATGGTTCACCTTGTTGCGCTTTGTCAATGGCATCTGCCGCCTGTTGAGCCGTTGCGCCACCTAAATTCTTTCGGCCTAAACGTTGTAGTGCCTGTGTCTTTTTATTTCTGTCAGCGAGTGGATTGCCGGCCTGTTGTGCTTGTTGTGCCTGTGCCGCTCTCTGCTCTCCTGGCGACATCGTACCTACAGTGCCTCCACTAGAGTATTCTTCTTTAAACATGCGTGATGGAATCTTTTCTTTTTCAATCTTACTAGCATGTTGCATATCTTTCTTATCTACCGGGCCTTTGAAGCCGTATGACTTATCATAAATGTGTTCCCAACCATTCCCATCATTTTTAATATATGAGATTGCTGTATCTGGATAACGAATAATACCGTATTTTACTGGATAATACTTATCTAACATTTTCCAGTATTCATCGTAACTATAAACTTTATCATCAACTTCCACATCCATTGGATATGCATCAAAATGTTTTTTGTGGTCGTCAACATAATCTTTAATATCTGCCGCGATTTGTTTTTCTACCTCTTCAACCTCTTGACTAGCGTTACTGGTAGTAGTATCGCCAGTCTCTGGTAAGTCCAATAATTCTTCGTTTGCTTCATTCAATCCTAGTTCACTCATTCTTTTGAGAACCATAGGTCTAACATCTGCATCTCCGGCTTTCTGTGCATCATACATATCATCTAATAGTTCATCATCGAAAATAAAAGACATAATCATGTCACTTGTTTCTTCATTCGCTGGACGAGGTTTAGACATAAACTCATTATATAATTTTATTGCCTTAGCATATTCTTCTTCTGATTGACCGTCATACTTAACAACTCCGCCAACCATTGTGCCTTCCTCTAGCCCAAGACCTAGTATATCTCTTGCAGTTTCTTCGTCTGTATTTTTTACTGCTTTCATTAATTCTACATATTCAGAGAACCCTAGAGTTTTCATTCTATCAGTTATAATTTCACCCTTCTCACCAACTAAGTCGGCAATATCCGCAATCTTATCGTTAATACTTTCTACCATAGAATCTTTAATTTGTTTACTTAAACTCATGTCTCTCTCCTACCTTCTATTTAATGTCTTTAATCTCTTACTTGCTGGATTAAGACGCTTAGTCATTTTCGCCTTGCGTTTCATTCTAGCACCCATTTTTGCTTTTGTTCTTGCTAATGTAAACCTCTTTTTAATATCAACTGGTTTAAAACAAGACGACGGTGATGCAACTGTTTTCCCTTTTAATCTTCCTGAACTACATCTATACTTACGAACAATACTTCTGCCTTTACGGGCATAAACAAGTTTCGCTTCATACATTTCTGGTTCATATAGTTCATTCATTAACATTTGTATTATCCTAATACTTTAAATACTGATGTAAGTAATGCAATCAACATAGTAGTGAATAACGTACTTGCTGACCATACTACTAACTTTTTTAATTCTTGGAATCCTTCTTTGGTTTCATTTGCATTTTTCTCAATTAATGACTCAAGACGTTCTAATGAGTCAGCGGTATTTTTATATCTTTCATAACATACCGCAACATGCGTCTCCAAACTTTCTGTCTCTAATTGTGCAATTTTTAAATCTCGGTCAGCCATTACTGAACTCCTCGGAATTGTTGTTAATTGTATTTATCATTTAAGTTAATATTATTTATCTTCGCATAAAAAAAGGACCCGAAGGTCCTTTAGTTCGAACGGCGTATAGCCTGTCCCCGTTAAATAAATTTTACATATGTATCCATTGCTACTTTGGGTTCTATTTTCCATAGATTACCTGCTCTTACTTCAGAATTAACAAACTCATTTGTTGTTAAATCTAAGGTTCTTTTATCACTAGACCCATATCCTAATCCCATCGATAAATGTATATCTTTTAAATCTGAAATGCCAAGTTTCTCTAGTATAACATCACTATGTTTATAATTCCAATCAAAACATTTACAGAACCCAGTATCAAGACCTTTTGCAGAGGCAGATAATGCAACATTCATTCCCGCCATACCCACTTCGCATCCAACTAGTGAAAACTCATTCCAAAATTGAGTTATCAAATCTGCACCTGAAGTACCAGGTGTATACCTATCAATAGGTGCATCTTGTCTTCTAGTGAAAATCAATAACCAAGGAGCAAGAATTTGTGTATTATATAAACTATCTTCTTGTAAAGGTTCTTTAAGTGTGAATTGTTTAAAGTGATTTCTGAATTCTTTATCGTCCCAACCAATAACATTAATATCATATTGTACAACATTCTGTTTCGAAGGAGAACGTCTATGAACTTCTGCCATTATTTCGTTAATAGTATCAACAGTTACCTCTTTATCCATATTCCAGGATGAGGTCTGTTTTCTATCATCTATCAGTTGTGACCATTCCATTATAGTATGTCTGACATTGAGAACTCAACATTTGCTGGTTCTAATGTAACACCGTCAATCGTTGTCCCAAGAAAGATTTCATTCAAAATAGAAACGTTGTCACCGCCACGTTCAAAAATCTGACCATGCTCAACTGCAAACTTGAATAACATACCTGCACCTGTTAATGTTGGTGCTAACCCGTCTAGTGTAACTGCCAATGGATTATTCATAATAATTGGTTGCGCAATCAGTGAAACCATGTTTACAACATCATCTAAATTTTGTTGTGTCTGGTCTGAAATATCGCCTGTATGTGTAATGTCTAATACTTTTACATACATCGTGTAAAAGTTCATGTTACCTGAAAGATGTTCGCCTGCTGATGCGGCTCCGTGTATTTTTGCCATCTTAATAATCTCCTAATAAGTTACTTATATTTATCAAAATACGGAAATGTGATGGTAAAAAAGCCCTCATATGAGGGCCTTTTCGTGGGGTTGAACTTAAAAGTTCGGATGTTTCATTTACATGAAACGTGGGGGGTATTTCTTAGTATGCGAAGTCTGCCACTGTCCATGCACCACCTAGAGCCGCGTCTAAAGTAGCGTCTGTCCATGCGCCATTGTTTTCAACCGCGATGCGTACTGCGTCAGCGGCGATTTCGCCAAGAATTACTACAGTAGCACGTGTGCCTGCTGTTTCTACTAGATGTTTCATGTCAGAAGCCGCCATGCCTGCTAGACCAACTGTGAAATGAGTTAGTGAGCCTGTAAGGAATTGACCTGCATCATATGATTCGTGTACTTTTGCCATTTTATATCTCCTAAAAATGTTTTTTTAACCTTGGGGAACTCATGTCCCCTACAGTATTATTTATCTTTTTTAACTAAAAATCGGGTTTTTAACGATATTTGTTGCCCAATTCTCGCTTATTTCTGTAAGATGTTGTCCCAAGACGCTTTCCTAATGCTCTTGCACCACCAATTGCACCGACAACGCCTGCCGCCTTTACGATTGGGTTATCCCACATCTTTTTCTTTTTATCTTTACTATCATTTACTGAATAGTTGCCACGCTTTTGTAATCTCTCTAATGCTGGTAGAAGTTCAGAACGTCTTGCTTTTGCTCTAAACCATTGTACCAACCTAGTTACTACTAATGATTTTTGATTTTGATTGAGATTGTCCCAATCACCTACCAATCTACGTATAGATTTTAGCATACCATCCTGTACATTTAAGTCTCTCTGAAAACGTAACAAATATCTTTGTTCAAATCCAGCGTCCGACTTATTACCACCTATATGCAGTAAGTATCTAAGTACATCTGCTTTTTGAATTGATATACGTTTACTAGCGATTTCATCTTTGTCATCACTATTATCTACATCTTTACCCATCAATCTGTTCAATGCCATATACAAGTCAGTGCCATTTGTTCTGAAATAATCAAAATTTCTGAACTGCATTGTCTTGTCTGCATAATTGCCTGCCAGTGGTGCAAAGTCATAATCTTTATTCATCACATTCAATACTAGAAAGTGACAGAATGCCAAATCTGCCGCATCATCAATATTTACCTTTGAGGCAATTTGTTTTGTTCTGAAAAGTCTACTTTCAGATAACGTATTAACAAATTGAATTTTGTTTACCATTTTCTGCAACTCCAATAACGTGCCTTGTGTTTCGGTCCTGGATTTTCGCAATTATGTCTTGCTCTAAACGACTTTCTACGTGCCGGATTAGATTTCTTAATTTTAACGCCCTTCTGACCAAAGTTAACTTTAACTACGTTACCTTTTGGATTCTTAACGTATACTTTAAACTTCTTAACATCACCTGCCATAGGCTTGTTTAGTTTAACAGTACGCCCTTGGTATTCTGCTTCAAAAAGTCCTTCTTCACAATATGCCAAATAGCCATATTCTTCATGGAAGTCTTGTGTGTCTTCTAACGTTACTTCTATGATAGGTTCTTGTCTTGCATTTTGAACTGCATCGATAAACTTTCTTAATTCTGTATTATTTGCCATTTTTTCGTTCTTCCAATTGTTCAGCAAGTTCAATAATTTTGTCACTTGCTGTAGTTATAAAGAACCTAGGAATCAACGCATGAATTAATAATACGATTGTAACTACTTGCATTTGCAATGCTACACCTGTTGCAAATTTAAAATGTTGCCATCTTGTTTGACCTACTGATTTGCAATGTTCTTTACACTTATTTGTTAACATAATAGTATTTATCTTTCTTTACTATGTTATCGCTCCGCTTGTTACTCGTTTACTGTTTGGATGACGCTTCGCTACGAATGTCGAATGCGATAAATTTTTCTTAGTTGCCTTTTGACCCCTCTTTGGTGTCTTTACATGTGGTACTGCTCTTTTTCCCATAATATTTTAGTTAGTTAAGTTAAAATTAATCTCTAGGAGCGAAGTTCGCCGCTGAGAACTCTAATCTATCTACAATCTTCATTGCTCTACCAATATGGTCAACAATAACAAAACCTTCTGGGTCTGTTACTTTGAATGAACCGTCTGGTTGCTCAATAAAACTGTCAATAGACTTTATATCACGCATCTTACGTTGAAACATCATTTTGATTGCTTCTACTTTTAGATACGCAGTATACATTGTCGCAATACTTTGTGCATTTTGTTCTATGAATTGCAACATTTCCTGCTGTTGTGCGGCTTTTCTTTGTCCTGCAGGCCCTTCACGTCCAGTTTTCAGTTTTTCAATTGCTTTTTCATATGTGTCATGCACTTTAGTATAGAAATCTTTTGCAAACTTACTAGCATCTTGCTCAAATGCTTGTCCGCTTCTTATTGGTTTGTTTGCGTGTGCTTTTAACTCTGTTTTGAGGTTCAATGGAAGTTGTGCATCAATAATTTTGAATGCTTTTTCATCAACTGCCATGCCTGCCAATTCTTTTATTGCTGTTTTTATTGCTTTTACTTCATCGCCTGACATCTGTACTTGGCCAGATACATCTTTAATACGTGCATCTGTAAACCAAACTTTACTACTGGGACTAAGTGAACTTGAGTCGAAACCAAAAGATGCTTTCATATCAGCAATACTATCGCCTGAATAACTTGTATGGAATACGATACCCATATCTGCGGCTCTCATTTCTTTTGCCGTCTTGCTGTTTGCTGGGACAACATATGTGATGGTGTTTGGCTTGAATGCTAACATCTTTTCACCGTCAATCGTAACTTCTTTCAAATCTTCTTTTGTAAAAAGCATATCACCTTGCAATACGCCTTGAATATTCAAGTCTTTTAGCCCATCTAAAGAACGATATAGTTTATTACGTAAACCTTCTTTGCTTACTGCTTCACCATTCTTAGTAGTATCTGGATGATTACGTTTAATATCGTCTTTTGTTTTATTTAATTTAGGAGTTTTAGCAAACACGCCCTTAGTTCCTACAAAAAACTGGCCATCTTCTGGGTCGATACCCGCAAACACTGCCGGTGAACCATCCCATTTCGTAGTGATAGAATCACCTGATTGAGCGCCATCTACTGCGTCAAGTAAATGCGAGAATGTAGTCACAACACGTTTAATACCTTGTGTGCCTTGATTGAATACTAATTCTTCTGCGTGGTCTAAGTGTGTATTTTTATCTTCTTCTAATTGCTTTGCATCACTTAAGGCTTTCATGCGCTGATGAAATCCTTTTTGCTTTAAACGAGGCTTACGAGGACCTCTAAATCTACGATTTAATCCTTGACTTAATATAATTTCACTAATCTTCATGTTCTTTTCCCATGTGGTTGCTCGCCTGTTAGTCCAGGTCTAGCGAACCATAATCTAAACCATTCATCTGTACCGGGTTGAATATTATGCTTACGCTGATATTCACCTTTTTCGGTGCCAGTATGGGAGATATTTTCTTGGTGCTTAGAAACATCGTAGGGTTTGTATATACCTGCGAGTACTTTTAACTGATGTAACTGTTGCTCAAAATCCATTTACTTCTTCTTAGCACTAACAATACCTCGTTTGAACTTACGCATGTCACCACTTTTAATACTGTTGACAAGACGCTTTGATAAGTCCGCCGCAGTTTCTTCATCAAATTCTCTTTGAATGAATTCGATTAGGTTCAATGCACCAGAAATAATATGTTCACCTTTTTGTTCGACAAAACGTTCTCTGTCACTTGATAATGCAAGTGAGTTTAATTCATCAAATAGGCTTTTACGTGGTCTATTCATTTTAATCTCCGTTACAGTATTTATCAATTTGCGTCAAAAGGGCTTGATTTCTTGCTTCGGGCCATTGCTCTAAGGGCTTTGGCCGCATCTGTTTTCTCTACTGGTGCTGAATTTTCTTCATCTTTTGCTGTTACTGTTGTTGACTTCTTTAGATTTGCCATCACTTTAGATGTTTGACTATCTGTGGATTCACCAACACCGCTGAATTCTTCGTCACTGTCTGCATCACTAATACGCAAACTATCTCTATCAAATACTAGATTGACTTTAGAACCAACACCACTAGAAGAACGTGTTTTAAGAAGTTGTAGTTGATAATGCCCACGTTCACGCATCTGATTACTCGTAAAGATACCAATAACATTATCAGCAGTTTGAATTTTAGAGATACCACCAGCAATATGTGAATGGTCAAACTCGATTTCTTCTACAGCAGAACGATTTAACTGAGAAGCAGTAACTAGAACGGTTTCTGATTCCATTGCAAAGTTTCTTAACTCCTCAGTTACATATTTGTCTTTAATAAACAAATCACTCGCCGAAACTTTCTGACCTGCAGGTGACATCAAATCCAGATAATCTACACACATGCAGTCAACTTTCACACCAGTCTGTATTTGTAATTCTTTTATATAAGAACGCAAATCATTAACTGTAGAACCAGAAGGGAGATACTTAACTCTTAACATACCAGACTTTTTGCTGATAGTTTTGACTTGAAGTTCGACATCATCTAGTTCTTTAAATATTCGTTTTGTGCTTCTATCCGTTTGCATAGCATACATACGCATACTTGAAAGTTCTTCTGAAAGTTCCAAAGTGAAGTAAACACAATTCAAGCCCAACGAAGCCCAGTTTAGTGACATATTCTGCATGAATAGAGATTTACCAGCGCCAGACCCGCCCGCAAAAATCGTTATCTCTCCACGATTAATGCCCCCATATAATTTATCATCCAATGCTTTCCAACCTGTCGATAGTTGGCCGTTATTATCTTTTAACTTGTTTAGCACTGCACGTGGATCCTCAAAGTAGTCTGTACCTAATGAACGTGCTAGTCCAGTTTGTACTGCTTCTTTAATCCGTTGTTCTACTTCACCATAGTTGCCAGTCTCTAATAGGTCAGCACTATCTACGATTGCTCGTTCAATTGCTTTATGCCTACAGAATGTTTCAAACTCATCTATAAACCATTCGCTATGTTGGGCTATATCTTTGCTGTCCAGTTTTACTAACTCTTGACCTGTTTCTGCCTTAATCATATCAGTTGAAGGCATAGTTGAATATTCTTCACTGTGTTCTGTAAGAAATTGTACGACTTGTCTAGTACCTCTATCGAAATACCTAGGGTCTACAATCCCTCGAACTCTTGTGAACAATTCAGGGTCAGTTATCATAAACTGTACGAATAAGTTTTGTAAATCTGCTGTGTAGTTTTTAACGTCTGACATATATTATATTCTAAGTCCTTTTATGCTATTTGTCAATAGCCATTGTGATTATTCTGTCTACCACTTCGTCTAGTTGTACGAGTACATCTACGCTTGGTATATCTTTAAAATTGTCGTGGCTAAACTCACCAGGTGAGACTACCCATTCTAATACTGAATACGGTAACTTAACACTGAGGCCATCGCCTCCGCTTGTTATATGGGGTGCAACATTTTCGTGTTTCACTATTGCTACTGCATCATTATCGACTATCATCAAATAATCAAATGTATCTGGCAATGTTCTGCCGTGACTTGAACCTAAAGTGTTATTCAACTTAACAGAACCTGTTACGGATTTCTTCTTCTCTGCTCCTGTTCCAGTTGTTAACACATTTGTACCGCATTTCGTTTCAATACGGTATTCTCCGAACTGATGGTCTTGTCCAATTAAATCTACATACTTGACCTTGCCATCACTCATTTTTTCAATTGCTTTATCTTGTATAATTGACTTTAAGAAACGCAGTGTTCTATCATTGAGTTGATTACCAACTGAATGTCGCATTTCAAAAAAACGTTTCCAATCAACTACCTCAGATAGTGACTTTGCTAACTCTGACATCCTTACACCTTTTGATTAAAGAACAATGAAGATACACTTTCTTCATTACTAACTCTACGAATTGCTTCACCAAAAAGTTTGGATACACTAACTTGTCTTGTCTTTTTTAAATCCTTAGGACAGCGAAATTGAATACTGTCTGTAATTACAAGTTCTTCTAATACACTGTCTTCAACTTTCTGACATGCTTTGCCAGTTAATACTCCGTGTGTAATATATGCTCTTACACTTACTGCGCCAGCATCCATAATTGCCTGAGCGGCATTACATAATGTTCCGCCACTGTCTACAATATCATCAACTAAGATAGCATGTTGTCCTTTAACATCACCTATAATATTCATCACTTCACTAACGCCCGCCTTAGGCCTACGCTTGTCAACGATTGCAATGTCACCGTGAAACATATCAGCAAATTTTCTAGCACGTACTGTACCACCTGCATCGGGAGAAACAAACACACAATTCTGTGAAGAAGTCTTTAGTGTTCGTTTAATATCTTTTGCAAATGTAATACGACTTGTTAAATCGTCAACTGGAATATCAAAGAAACCCTGTATCTGTCCTGCATGTAAGTCCATTGTTAGAACTCTATCTGCGCCCGATGTAGTCAACAGATTAGCAACTAGTTTTGCAGTGATTGGAGTACGACTTGCACTTTTTCTATCTTGCCTCGCATATCCAAAATATGGTATAACTGCTGTAATTCGTTTTGCACTACTACGCTTCGCCGCATCAATCATAATCAATAGTTCCATTAAATTATCATTAACTGGCGTGCTTGTACTTTGTACTATAAAAACGTCTTCACCTCTAATATTCTCATTAAACTCTACACTACTCTCACCGTCTGCAAAGGTTTTGATTTCTGCCGGTACTAATGTTGCAAAACAATGAGCCGCAATTTCTCCTGCCAATGGAAGATTGCTGTTTCCTGCGATGATTTTCATATTGTCTCCATTTTAATATGTTTCACGAATACGGAAGATTGTTGCAAGTGGATATTTGTCAACCATTCGAAGGTCTCCATCCATCCATTCAACACAAAACATATCACCTTTTTGATAAGTTGACTTTGCGTCAATTGTGATAGGCTGTGATAGATTCTGAGTCCAAATCTTTACTTTCATATTGTCTCCATTTTAATATGTTACGTTAAGAATATAATACACGATTTTTATGGATTTGTCAATAATTAATTTTAATAAGACTCGATTAACTCATCCGCAATACCATGTTTAACTGCTTCCTCTGGAGTCAGCCAATGGTCTGTTTTTGGTGCTAACAGATGTTTACGAATATATGCTTCTTTTTTCCCAGTACATTTGATATAATGTTCTAGTAATTTCTGATTTGTCCATTCCATGTGCTTCTGTGTATCGACCATATCATGGTATTGACCACGGGTCCCACCACTAAATTCGTGTGACATGACCGCTGTATTCTGTGTAAGATATCGATGTCCTTTTGCGCCAGACATCATAAGCATAACACCACATGATGCAATAGAACCCATACCATATGTGTACACAGGAATACGTGATTGCTTAATAACATCAATTAGATGCATACAACTATCTACATAACCACCAGGTGAATTAATATATAAGTGAATAATTTCTGGTGCTTTATCTTTAGGCATTAAATTGTATTCCATAATCATTTTGACTAATGGCATACAGTTGTCTTGGTTAAATTCTTTGTCCATAAACAGGACGCCACTCTCTCTCAAATAATCACCTGGTTGCTTTGGTGGAGTTGGTGGTTGAGGCATCGGTGGGGGCGGGGGAGGTGTGGGTGTCTCTTTTGGTTCTGGTATCACATTTGTAAGTTTGTGCTTTTTCATAATTATTTACCTTTTTACATTAAACGTGTTTTCACACTTATTTTTGTACTATTACTTATACGTCCATCAATGATTGACTTTAAAGTATATAGTTTTCCATACTTCTGTACTGCGTCTGCGGCGTCTTTTATATCATCTTCCCATAAAGGGAATGAAACACTCCAACCATTTTCTTGTGCTTGTTTAATAAGTTTCTTACCAGCATGGTCTCTATCTGGACATACAATCACTTCCCCTTTAAACTGATTAATATAATCAATTTGCCGATTAGAAGCCTCATTACTTTGAATTGCTACACAATCTAATACTGCCGCATCAATAGTTCCTTCGACTACAATTAAAAATTTTCTGTCTTCTTTAATTTTGTCTACCCCGTACAGAAAATCTTTCGGTTGTTTTGTCATGTATTTAGACTCTGAGTTGCCAGTTATATCTCTACCTGTATAACCAACTGTTCTATCTCCCTGCCAAAAAGGAAATATCACTCTGTTCTTAAAGCCCAATGCATCACTCCAATAAGCATCAACATAGTCATAGATGCCCCTATCAAGCAAATACTTTGCTGACAAGATAGCATTCTCAGGAGGATTAGGTTGATTTAAGATTTCATCTATTGACCTAGCATTATCTGGTAGTTCCATATCTTTATAAGATGGAATGATAGTTGTCGAAGTCTTGGATGTGAATATCCAAGGGCCTTCGGCTAGTTCTTTTTCTCTAATAGCCTCAATCTGTAATCGTTTAATCTCGCTCTCTGGGACATTCATTAGACGCATTAGTTTGACAAACTTTTTGTTCACTGTTCTACCATTTCTATGCGATGCAGTAAAACCACAGTTGAAACAGTGATAAGAAATACTATCGCCGTCACTTTTTAATCCGCCACGCTGTCTTGTATCTGACCTTGCTTCACCTTGGTCTATACAACACGGGCAATTAAAACTAGTCCAACCTCCAGAACTTTGTCTGGATTGACCTCTAATGCTTGAATATATAACTTGTTGAATGTTCATTAGTATCTATAATACTATAATGAACGGGAAAAGTCAAGTGCTATTTCTAGTTTCTTAGCAATACTTTATCTAACGTACCAGCAGTACCTATATGTGTAACTCTTATCCAATTGACATTTGCTTGAATTACATAACCTTGAACACCTGTCTCATTATTAATTGTAATGTTTGGGTCATACATAAGTCTTGGAGTTAAATCAAACCAATCACTGTCTGCTGAACTCGGTTGAACACTCAAATCACCTTCGATGCGTACTTGACCTGAGTAGCCTGTGTAGTACAATGCGATTGTATGAATTGATTTTGACTTAATTGTATTACCCGAACCATCAAATACAGTAGAAATTAGTTTGTTTCCATCATTAAAGAACGTAGTTGTCTCTTGTGAATCCTCAAATTCTGGGTATACATCGTCTTTTACTTCAATAACTCCATGAGCATTATCGTTTGTGTCTGTGTATACAATCTGTTCTACGCCATCCTCAACAGTATACATTGCATACTGATAAAAGCCTTCTGGTAACATGATGGTGTCTGATGTAGGAATATCTAACTTTGCCATACCTTTTGTAGCATTGGTGATTACTGGGTATCTGAATAACACATTTTCACGGCTTTCTCTATCATACATCTTCCATATTAAAGTCTTATTAGTTAGGTCAATAGATTTCCTATCTGTGTCTCTAAATTTAAATCTAAGAGTATTATCGATACCCTTGTGTAGTTTGTGAGTTGTGTCATACATTGGCATATTTCCTAGGTATTGAGTCATAGTCGTAGTATTGTCACCATCTAACACTACAAACTCTATTTCTCTATTATATTGATATAGGTTACAATTAATCATACTTGTATTTATCATTTGGAGTGCATTTTTAAAAATGCTAAATATAATTGATGATAGATGATAATAAAATACAATGGTTGCAAGAGAACTATCCATTCTTTTCAAGTGTCAGATACGGCAATAAAAAAGAATATAAAGAATATCTTGGAATTATAATTAACAGTGATACAGTGATTACCTCAATGTACGATTTCGAGGCTATAAAATCGCCTGAGGCGAGAAAGAAATTTATCGAACTGGGTGAACAATGGTGGTGGGAGTCAAATAGATTAATTCCTATTAATCTTTTCTTAGGTTCACAGATATCAAATTATAAGTCCTGTATTCTAAATATGAATTCTAAAGATGTTGATGTGTTATGGGGCCCTGAAACAAGCCTAGCAAATATAATTCAAAAAAGAATTAAGAGGCGCTCTGTTCAACTTGTTCGCAAAATAGATTAAGTTGGACTACAATACTTACTGCATATGCGATAGCATGTGCTTTTTTAAAATAGTAAGAACCATCTTCTGGTTTGGTCCAAACAGATTTTTTGATTTCTGATTTACTCTGATTGAGTAAATATCTTTTTGCAGGTCTAATAATGGCTAGAACTTCCGCAAGTTCCTCAATAGAACCAGGTTGCAGAACAGTAAGAACATCAATATGGTTGTGAACGTGTGCTAAGTTTTTTACAACTTCCTCATGCTGTAGTAAGTCCCATATTGGTTCTTGTGTACAAAGTGCATCCAGATGTTCTTCATCTCGCACACCATCGTATAGAGAATTATTTAGAAAATCTAATTTAAAGTAACCTCTATCTTCTGATTCTTTATATTCAATACTTGCAAGGCCTGATATCGGGTCGAATGGGATTGGCTGTAGGTATACACCGCTATTATGTTTTGTATACACTTTATCCTTTTTAATACTAGCAGGTATATGTTTAAAGTTCTCTAAAACTTTATCTCTGTCTAGTACATCTATATCAATATCTGTCTTTACTATCATTTCCACACCATTGCAAAGTGAGCCGCATCGTCATCTTTTTCGAAATACAAATGTCCGCTCTTAGCAACCCAAAGTCCATTACAGTTTTCATTGCACCAATCAATCAATTGGGTCAAATGACCGACACCTCGTATAATAGGCATCACTTCATAGTCGATATTTTCATGTGATATCGATGTCCAATTAGTGTATTCTGCATCATCGAAATCTGCATGAAATCTTCTCTTAGATGATTTAGCCGCCAATTTACGTAAACGCTCTAACTTCGCCTTAGTTCGTTTTGGGTTACGTCTTATTAATTCGCCATCCATTTATCATACTCTTTATAAAATTCTAACATAACTTTAGGTTCTTGTTTTAACTTCAATCGAACTCGTTTAACAAGATGGTCCAACATATTCAATTTAGTACTAACGAAATTACTGTAGTATTCGTCAAACTTATCTTTATTAACAGAACCATAACATGCTATGGTATCTACATTATACTCATGTATATCACCAATGTCAAGTGTTTTATTTTCTGGTACAAATTCTTTAGCAAATCTTAAGTATTTCACTGAGTTTCTAAATTCACGTAGTAGCCTGCCGACTGCAAGTTCTTCTATATTACCACCAACATGCGAAGATAATGTAACATTACATGCACTGTAAAATACTGTATCAAAATCATCTGCTATAACTAGTATCTTAGTATTCGTTTTATCAAATGAGTTTGTAAGTGTTCTACAATTCTCAACATCCATGTTCTCACATAATCGTGGATGTGTATTGAAAAGTAATGTATCGCCATAATAATTAGTATCATTTTCATCTACTAATTCGTAGTAGTTCATATATACATCATGCGCAAGAACTATCTCATTGTATAGCGGTATGTGTTCATATCCATTACCACGCAAACTCATATTGTATCTATTTCTCGGTACGTGGTTATCTGATTGACTCCAGTATCTTTCTTGGTTCTTGTTTGGGTCGAAGTAATTATCAATGCTATATGTGATTGAACCGCAAACAAAGTCTCCAAAAAACCCTGGATTATATTCTAATAAATGTGTTGTATATGGTAGTTTTATATCCAGAATACTCAATTAGGACTCCCAAGGAAATGATACCCAGATATCTTCTTCATCCATATCAAATTCTTCTGCACAATAATCCATAGAAACTTTCGAATTTGGGTTATCAACTAGAGATGCAAAACGAACATTACCATGCCAAACATTTTTCCAATGTTCATGTTGTGGCAGACAACTTGATTGCCAGTCTTCAATAATCCAAGACAATGCATCACCACCACGATTAATATCATCGATGATTAAAATGTTTTTTCCAGACCAAGGAATTACTTCTACAGGTGCGTTTGCACTTGCTTGAATATCCTCTTGATAATTGCGTATCTTATATCCTTCATACCCAAATGCATCTTCTGACATCCAACAATTACTTTCTGTATTTTCTTCAAGGCCTTCTGACTTTAATTGAACACATAATGTCTGCATTGGTATTTCTGTTTTATGCGACAAGAGAACTGCTGGTACTAATCCGCCACGAGTTATACCAACAATGTAATCTGGTCTCCATTCGTCTTTAAACATTTGCATAGCGATTGAATTAATAGCCTCTTGTACGCCTTCCCATGTATATTCTCTTTCTTTCATTCTTCGTCCTCCGGGTCTGGTCCGTCTAACAATGCCTCTGCGGCTTTGTACTGTTCATATAAATCTTGTAGCACTTTATACTTTTCTAGCATTTCTTTTTTTGGTTCCAAGATAGCCATACGTTTTTTAATAGTATCGACAGTATTGAACAATTCAGAAACACTTTTTATTTCACCGTTGACATCTATTTTGATATCATTGTCTCCGTAGTGTGGGTCTAAAGTAATGGATGTACCGGACATCGTTGATATTGATGAACTATATACACTACCTGCGTCAAGTCCAGAAATAGTAAAAGTGTCATCAGTATCTAACCAAACATCATCTGTACTCATGTATTCCTTTGAGTGGGTTTCATCTCCGATTTCTCTGCGGGTGACTGTCTCACCGCCATCAGGACTTTCATAAATGTATTGCTTAATTAGTTCATCTAGTTCTTCATTCTCCATCGTCTTCTTCCTCGTCAGCCTTTGTGATGAACCACGTACCATCTTGGCGTTGTTGCCATTCAAGTACATCACCCTCTTTCCATCCCATTTGTTCTAATAATCTTGGAGGTAGTTCAATAAATGCTTCACCTGTTTCAGGGTCTTCTCTTACTTCCAAAATACCTTCATTGCTTTTTGATTTTATTGTTCCCATATTATAATCCTGCCTTATTAAGTATATCAGAAACGAATGCAACATCATCGCTTCTTACATCAAATTTTCTTGACCAAAATGTTGGGTCAAGACTATCATTTATTAGTGTTAGTTCGTAGTCTGTAAAACGGTCCACCATTTCTGCGCCGCTACTACAATTAAAAATAACCCAAGGACTAATGTGTCCTGATTTGATATATTGTATAGCACGTGGCCCACTAACTTCCCTAAAAAATACATTAAACGGTCTATCATGTTCTGCTCCCCATTTCTCCATTATAAGGATACTACGTTCCAGAGCCCTATCCGCAGATTCCTTTCTGTTTAATTCGCTAATATACGTGTTGTAAACGCCATCAGTACACCATTTATCTAACTTTACTCCGTTCTTAATAACAAAGTCAATAAACATTTCAGGCTCAATTGCGTTTATATTTATTATATACTTGCCAAACTTTGTAAATCCTAGATAGAAATTACTAGACATAAAGTGGTCAAATGTTCTCGGGCCTACATCAGGTTGTGTTAATTCGTAAAACCTATTATATGCAAGAAATGCCAAGCGTGAGTATTTTTCATCTTTGTGTACCCATCTGCGCTTGGGTTCGCACATATGAGCCGCCAATGTTTTTTCACGTTTAAAACTTTTACCACAATACTTACATGTATTCATTACATTTCCGGTGCTTCTTCTTCTGACACATATGCAGTTATCCCACCATGGATTTGCCAATTACATCCTTGTGCTTCAAATCCCTTTTCCTCAAGAAATTCAAAGCGTGATGGATACCAATCATCATTATCTTCGCATGATTGTTCATATTCTTCATTCAATGCTTCTTGTTCTTCTTCACTAAATGAGTTACCATAATGGACGAAGTCTTCCCAACAACCATCAAAACATTCCCACATTTCGACACGTTCAAAACTTTCATAGTCCCATATTTCACCATTAGCACCGAGACAAGATTGAAGTTCATCTCGTTCATCTTCATTCGTTACCGTGACAACAAACTCACCATTGCGCCATTGTACTTCTGTGTTTAGTCTGCGACCATCTTCATGTGCAAACATTTCAATTTCTGTTACACTCTTTTTACAATGAGCATGAAGTTTATAAGATTTTCCTACTTCGATTGTATCTACTGCATCATCCATTTGAAATGCCCTTTACTTCATCTACTAGTTCATTAATACGCTCATTAATTACACTAATTGCAGTATGTAAGTGTCCAGTTGCTTGAGGCTTAATTCGTGTTCCAAGTACCTCAACTTCATTCTGTAATACTCTGATTGTTGTTACTAGTTCATCGTTTGTCATTTCTTTTTCCTCTTAGTTTTTGATTTACCGAAAATATCATCAATTTCTTGACCAGCCAACCCCATGTCAACTGCCATTTGTTTCATATCTGAAACAGTGTTCAGTTTAAGAAACAAATCTATTTCGTCACCCTTCATTGTTGGAAACGTATCTTTTACAAACTGGCTGACTTTATCTGTTTTAACCCTAGAATTAGGTGCTTTAATCCATTCATGGAATTCTTTCTTACCTGTACCAGTAAGACACAACAACTTCCAAATAAGTTCTTCATGTTTGTAGATGTCACCATAATGCTTGTTGACAAATTCATTAGTATTCAATAGTGCATCATCCTTAGATTTACCTTTAACTGAACTAGCATAACGCAAGAACAACCAACTACTAAACTTCTTCTTTCTCTCAGGCGTCAACGCTGAGTACCAATTAAAGTCTCGTCTGTCAATTGCACTTAGCACTTCGTTTAGTGGTATCTTATCATCTGCCATCTACGTATCTTCCGCCATGCACAGTAAGAAAATACTGTGCGTCTTTTTCATCATCGAAGTAAAAATAATCTTGGTTACTTCCACCCCAGTAGTTCCATTTTCTAACTTGCAACATTTCTTTACACCATACAAATGCTTCTTTGCTTTCTGTTATATCTTCAATTGCTATTACGTGTCTTTTAGAAGAAGTCATAACTGTTTAATTGGTCAGGTATCCTGTTTAAATCTTTTGTGAAGTAAGCACATTTCGGCTTATCTCCATATTCAAGAGGTATCGCAAGAATATGCCCGAACTTAAGTTTCGGAAAGAACCATTTTACATCTGCGAATACATTGTTAACTCTAACAGGCTGCCAGTCCATTGTAAAGCCTGCGAGAGGATTTGTCAATATAGTATCGAACTCTCTTTCATTAATACTTGTCAATGGGACAAACTCCAAGATACCTAGTTCAGGTTCTCCGATTAGAATATTCCAATCAATTGGCATTTCTATATTATATGGCCCAATGCTTAAATTCATACTTGGTGCGCTGAATGTCTCTAAGAAGACTAACGGAATAAAAAAGAAATCCGGGTCCTCTTTGTCTGTTACGTCCATTACACAATATCTAATATCTTCAATTTCATCTGGAAGACTATTCATTTCAAAACATCTATTGTCTGGTGTTAATAATTTCATTTAGTATTTTACCTTATCTATTGTAAAAGGATACTGAGCATCCTTGTAATATTTTTTTCTTTCAGTTAGATGTCTTTTAGAGAACTTGCAACGGCTCGTAACGTCCCAAATCTGCACAAAGTCTTTGTCTTTTGCAATACGAACACCACGTCCTATGGACTGGATAACTCTAACAAACGACTTCCCAGGTTCAAGTAGTACAAGATTAAATATACGTGGAATATTAATACCAACGGCAGCCACACCATAGGTTGCGATAGTAATTGAATTAGTTGCTTCATTAATTTCATCATATGTTTCTTTTCTATCTGTGGTCTTCATAGCACCTTGAACGAACTCACTTTCAGGTATCAAATCTTGTAATAACTTTCCATTAGCAATACGATTAGTCAATACCAAAGTATTACCTGTTTTTGATATCTCTTTAATCATTTCTGATACATAGTCCATTCTATTCTTATCTTCTAGTAAGAATTTTAATTCACTTTGATATGTAGTATAATCTGCTGTTTCGCTTGTTTGAACAATGTTAACATGACAATTCGCAAGTACTCCTTGGTCTTGTAATTCTTTGGCTGCCAGTCTATTAATAACTTCACCCAACGAACTACGCAAACTTGCTTTTTCCCAATCACTCTTAGGAATTGTACCTGTCAATCCCCAACGCACTGGAACATTTGCAAATACACTTGTCAATAGTTCTTTTAATACATCTGCTTTTGCTTGGTGAACTTCATCTACCATTACACATACAACGCCTTCAATAAAATCCTGAATGTTTGCTTCGCCTTTTTTCGATTTTTTTAGAAGTGAATTCAAACTCTGCCATGTACATATAGTATGAGTTTTGCCAATGTCTTTCTTATCACCAAAGTAAACACCGACATCAAGTCCACAATTAATATAGTCTGCTTCTGTTTGTCTTACCAAATCCTTGTTTGGTACAATAATAATAGAGCGACCATAAGGTTCTACAAGTTTACTTAATGTTGCAGTCATAATAGTTTTGCCTGCACCAGTGGCAATTTCTTGTAGACACTGTGGATTCTTAATAAATTTATTAATTACATCAACCTGATAATCACGTAAAAGAATAGGTTCTCCTTCAGCAGGATGACCATCTGGCCAGCATGTATCTCCCCAAAAGTCCTCTTGGACCTCTGTAAACGTCATATTGGCGTCCTCACGCATATCATTAATAGTTATTTCATAACCTGATTGAATAATTAATGGCAAGATATCATCTAGCATATTCAGATAAGTTCTCCCACCAACATCACAAAATCGAACAGTTCCATCCCAACGACCAAGTTTATATGCAGGCATATGATATGCATGTGGCAAAAAGAACTTAAGTTTATCTGAACATTTTCTTCGTGTAGAAGGGTCAAGTCCATCTAACTTAATATTCACTTCGTCTTTGATTGTGATAGTACAGTTTGACATTTATGATAATACCTTTTATTTAATTTATAATAACACATTTTATAAACAAAAGCAAGTGTTATTTTTACACTTGCATTACCCTCATATAATGGAAAACGACACCGGGGGAGTGAGAGGGTACCCGGTGCCGTTATGTTGCTTATGCTACGTTGCGTTTCATACAAGTAGTTTCAGCCAACCTCTTCCAACGTGAACCATCTCCTAATTGCTGAATAGACATTTTACGAAGGTCTGCAATTTTCTGTGCCATACGCAATGAGATTTCACGTAGTTTTGTTTGATTTTCAACCATGAAATCGATAATCTCAACTTCTTGTTCCTTTGAAAGACCTTTCTTATCGAACAGCCCACCATCACGTGCAATCTGTTTAATACGTAAAATCTTATCACGTGTAGTATCCAGAGTAAGGTCAAGATAGTGACAACGTGACATAATTGCGTCCAAGTGGTCTTTGATTTTAGTAGAACGTACATTATCAAACTTCAAGTTAGTAATGAAGATTACTGAACCTTTAAATTCGAATTCACTAGGAACACCTTCACGGCGTAAGAAATGTGAGTCCGAGTTCCAAGAAATCCGACGTTTCTGCCCACTATCAAGTGCGGCTTTAAGAATGTTAAGAGCATCTTCGTTAAACAAGATACTATCACAGTCATCCAAGATTACGATATTTTTTGGGTCACTGTATTTGTAAAGTGTACTATACAATCCAATTGCCGACATGGCACCTTTAACAAATGTATGACGCAGTGGTTTATCTGCCATTACATCAAACAGACTATCTTTTTCTAGTACTTGCTCAACACCAAATGTCTTACCAACACCCGGAGGGCCTGTAACAACCATACCACGCACAACACCATCAATAGTTGCACCAGTCATTTCTTCTAAAATTGAAAAACGTTCTGCGATACGCTCAATTGCTTCTTCATCAGTTTCAGTAACAACTTTGCCTGCTGAGCCTTCTAGTTCAGTGACTTGTTCCTGCATATCTACTTTGACACGAATTTTAGGATTGTTAAATTCTGTTTCTTTAGCATTCACAGTAACAAAGAACGAACCATCTTTTGCTTTCGTTATACCTTTTACTACTGGGAAAATACCATTTACTTCTTGGTTACGATATGAACCATTTTCGATTTGAACTACATTCATAGGGTCTCACTCCTTAATTGATTGAAATAGTAAGTCTTAATCTCAACTTACATATACATTATAGCATGATTCGTGATTCTGTCAACCTTTTAAAACAAACTCTCATATGCATTCTCATTGATATAAGATGCTGTTTCATCTAGTTCGCTAAATGCTTCTAGTTCAGCCTCAGTTAGCGGTGTACCATCTAACTTCTCTGCACTTTCTACATATGCATCACAAAAGTCTGGGTAGTCGTTCATATCAACGCCACCTAGTTCTATGTTTGTTACTTCATTAAATTTTATTTTTATCATATTTTACCTCTCTTTTTATTGAATATACTATTATTATAGCACGATTCGTGATTCTGTCAACCTTTTGACTACTTCTTTCTGAAAATACAATCCAGGATGGGCTCCTGTTTGAGGGTTTCCTTTTACATACCCATTAGACAATAAATTCTCAAATGCTTCGAGGTTGTCTATATCTCTGCCTAAATCTAAAGACATGTGAGGTTGATTAAGATATTTTTCCATTCTACTTTTGAAAAGTACCTCTGGATTAATCATAGAATACTTTATTTCATGTTTATCTAAATAATGGCGTATTATATTTTCTTCATTAGGTTGATATCCATATATTCTCTTTTTCCATTTTTCCTGTATAATTCTTCGTATTTCTCCAACTTGTGATTTAAAGAAGGTAGGGTCATCCAAAGTCGATGCATTCACTTGAACCCATTTATAACCGCCTTCATATCTTTCATTAGTATGTAACACTTCAATTCTAGGACTATGAAAGCCGAAGATGTATATATGTTCTGGTTTATAAGTTGAATTTTCTACCCAATTTCTTATCAATCTCAATGCAGTTTCACTACCTGAGCCTGCTACACCAAAGTTCTTAACTTTCATTGATGTTTCTTTTTGTAGTAGATAAGGCCAAGTATGTTGCAAAGGTAAACCTAAACCTTCAGTATGACTACAACCAAAACACCAGGCTTCATTTGGTTCATTATCCAAATGATAATCTTCATTTGACCTAAAACCATAATTGTTGAAATGGTATTTAAATGTACACAATTCACCAAATGAATAATCATCACCGATATTAAAATGTTTTAGAACGTCTTTGGGTGCATCTTTTAGATATTCTATTGTAGCATGTTCTGACAGGTTACGCATCCTAGGGTTGCGTGTGCGTCTGCCAATATGCGTACCAACCAAAAGATGGTTATCTAAAGTCTGCTTTCGCATTCGGCTACCATCGCTAAGTGTTTGTTGTGTTTATCACGTACCAAAATCCATTGTGTATAACTACATGAATTGAATTTATCAGGTCCCTGAGAATTGTTACGAGTTTCTGCCCCCAACCGTGCCATCTTTTCACCAAACGGCCAGGACTCCACAACTTCTTTTGTTGCTTCTTCATATACTACATACAGGTTATCATTTTTAAAATCTTCAATACTCATAGTTCACCTTTCTTTCTCAATTCTGCACGAATATTAGTGGCACTAATATCATGTATCTCTTTTCCCAAATCATGTTCGGTAAATGTATACCCCACACCACGACCATAACTAATATCTACAATGTTAGGCACTTTTGCTAGAATCCATTTGTCACCATATTTGTAGCCTTCTTTTTCTAGTGCAATTAGAATTTTATCAGTTGTATCTTCTATATCAAAAGGATTATCATCTTGACCTGGGCCTGCATCAACACCATGAACATCACGTACCATGATAAGAACTTGTCCTGTCTTTGCCATTGCACGTTTGAACAGTTCGGTATGTCCTGGGTGCCAAGGTTGCCAACGACCAAGTAACTGCACCGTTGGCTTTTTATAATCAAAATTCATTTACATATCTTTCTTAAACGCATCCAGAATATCTGGGTTTTCTGTTTGAAGTGTCACAAAGTGACCAAAGTGCAAGTCGAAAATTCTCAATAGATTATAGTAATCACCAGACTTCATTTGGTCAATAATCTTATTTCCATCGACACCGAAAGACTTAGAAAATTCAGATACGTATTTCATAAGTTGAAATGCATTACCATCAGGTCCATCTAAATCTATATAGATTTTATCTTTTTTATTTTTTTTAACTATCGCCATTTGAGGTCTCCTAGTTTAAGCAGTAAGTTCGTAAGGTTTGTCCCACTTACCAACACTAATATGAGTGTAATAAGCAGTATCAAAATAGTCAGTCATTGCATCTGAGTTATCATACCAAGCACGACCGCCTTTTACATTAGCAGGAGCAGTCTTCATAATCTCAACAATGTCTTTAAACAATTGTTCATGTTTTCCATAAAACTCAGGATAGTATTCGTTAATTTGAGTATAACCGTCGAACTTAGTAACACGACCATTATACTTGTCTTTGCTATCCATACTTCCATCAAAAAAGTTAACTTTACCTGATACGATAGAAACATCAATACTTGAATAATTTTGACGACGGACAGAGAATTTCAGATTTTTACCGAACTTCTCTTTCAGTGCTTTACGAACTTCTTTTACTTCTTCTGTTGATATATACGCCATTTTGTTTCCCTCTCTTTATTGAATATACTATTATTATACTACGATTCGCTAATCTGTCAACCTTTTATCGTTCTGCAATATCACTTAATCCCCACAACGAGAACCCGATACCAAAACACATAAAGATAAAACACAAAGACCAGTTATCGTTCTCATAACCAACGGGCCCATCAATGGCACCGACAGCAAGAACTAAACACATCAATCCGATAAACACTCTAATCATTACTATCTCCTTCTCTTTAATATACTATTAATATACACTGATTCTATGATTTGTCAAGTATTTTAACCATAAAAAAACCCTTGATAAACAAGGGTTTGTATTTTTTTTGTATTTTTTTATCTACGCATTTGAGCAATTTCTACTGCTTGTTCCTTAGTATCTTCAAAGATTGGAACCATATTACTTTTATGCATAGTCGCAATGCCTAATAATTTACGTTCACCAGTATATTTCATACTTTCTTTACGAGTTCCTGTACCTGCGACATTGTTACTTAAACTAGGATACTCTTTAGTTTCTCTTACTGACGGTGGTTTGTATGTATTCTTAGGGTTTGGTCGTTCTTTAGGTGCTTTGTATTCGCCACGCACATAGGCAACATAATCATCGAATTTCTCAAACTGAGCGGCGTGCATATGTTTCCTACGACAATCTTTATTGTGTCTTTTCCAATCAATTTTCATTTGATTTAACTGTGCAACTGTTAAAGGTTTTTTCTTACGCTTCTTATAGTTTGTTGTGGTCATACCAGGACCTAGCAAATGCATAGTCATTCATACCTTCTTTCTGTCTTAAACTTGTGTTTTAGAAACCATTTATTTTTCACTGCCCATTCACTCATAGTATATCCTACTTGCTTCCCTTCCCAATCAAGTACTTCTTTGCAATGTACATACCAAACTTGTGCAAGCCAAATTCTAAATTCTGTGAGTTTTCCTTCGCTTGTATATATGACGTTCATAAAGCCTCCATAATATTAGACATATTATTAGTATAGCACTAACAGTATTCATTGTCAAGTATTTTTATATAAATAAAGAGAGGAGAAATTTATGCTAATTGACCCAGAAAGTTTTATGATTGGTGTACTATTTGGAGTTGGAATGCCATTTGCATTTTGGTTGTTTGTTTGGAGTTGTATTAGAGTTTTCTCTAAGTAAAGTCTACAAATAATTCAACGATAGGATGGTCATCAACAAATTTCATTACTGTAGAGTAACGCTCACATTTGCCTTGTTTGACGTTAGCATTTCCTATATCCATTAAAACTTTCTGCAACTTTAAAATGTTCTTCTGGTCGACTTCTCTAGGTACCAAACAATAATGTGCATCACTATGTGGTGTAATAGCAACAAAATCTTTTACTTCGTAATCGATTGTTCCAATTTTTTCTAAATCAAGCATGTTTCCTCCATATAGGAATTGGTCTCATTTTATGCAAATTAGCATTGTGTAATTCATCATATCTACTAACTAGTTCTTTTTCTTCATCTGTTAATTCTATAAACGAAAATACCATATCTTCTGACAAGACCATTGCACGTTCTAATTGCTCATATGTCAACCCTAACTGGTCTGTGTCTACTCTACCATCTTCCCATAATCCATCTGTAGGTTCTGCATCTATAATAAATTGAGATATCCCAAGTTCTCTTCCCATATCCCATACTTCTGACTTCATGCAATCTGCAATCGGAGAAATGTCTACACCACCATCACCATACTTTGTGAAAAAACCAACACCAAAATCTTCTACTTTGTTACCTGTTCCTACAACAATAGCATTGTTTACTTGTGCAATCTGATATAGAGAAGTCATACGTATTCTAGCCTGCGTATTCGCAAGTGCTAGGTCATTAGTATGGTCCGAGAATGTGTCTTTGAATTGATTAAATATTTTAGTGAGATTGATGTCTATGTGTGTTACGTTTGAGTATTTACCTTCCAACCAAAAACACTGTTGAAGACTTAGGTCATTCACCTTGTTAATTGGCATACTCACAACGATTGTATCTAATCCAGTTCTAGCACATAAAGTACTGACAACTGCTGAATCAATACCACCAGAAACACCTACTACTAAACTTTTATTATGTTGATTAGCATAATCACCAATCCATTTAGTAATGTTGTCTACACTCATTATAGTGACAGACCTCCAAATGTATCTTCTGATACGTCTTGTTTAACTCCACCAATGATATAGTTTGTGATTTCAGTTTCTTGTGGGGCTACTTGTACTTCTGCACCAGCAATCCATTTCTGTGTCCACGGTAATGGGTTTGCTTGTGACGTTGAATATGGACATTTTAGTCCAACTGCGGTCATACGCTTACAACAAATCCATTCAATATAATCATTTAGAAGTTGTGTGTTTAGACCAATCATTGAACCATCTTTAAATAGATATTCAGCCCAGGCCTTCTCTTGTTCTACTGCGTCAACAAACATTTGAATGCATTCTTCCTCTGTTTCTTTTGCAATCTGAATATAGTCAGGGTCATCTTTTGGTAAAACTTTAAGTAAAGATTGGGTGAATGCTAAGTGAAGATTTTCGTCACGTGCAATCAACTTAATAATTTTAGCATTACCTTCCATTTTCTTAAGTTCTGCGAATGCCCATGAACACGCAAAACTTACATAGAAACGAACACCTTCAAGGATATTAACACTCATAAGAGTTTTGTATAATGCTTTTTTAACTTCATATGAATTCACCGATACTTTCTTACCATTAACTGTATGTGTGCCTTCTCCTAGAAACTGATACTTCAAAGACAAATCAATCAATTCATCATAACATTCTGAGATATCTCCAGCACACTCTAATATTTCTGGGATAGCCATCATTTCATCAAATACAATGCTTGGATTAGCATACACATTACGAATAATATGTGTATAACTACGTGAGTGAATTGTTTCACTAAATGTCCAAGTTTGAATCCATGCTTCTAGTTCTGGAATAGAAACGAGTGGACCAAATGCTTCACTAGGAGCACGCCCTTGAACACTGTCAAGTAAGATTTGACGTTTTAGGTTAGAAGTAAAAATATGACGTTCATTGTCTGTTAGATTTTTAAAATCATTTGCGTCTTTAAGAACATCTACTTCTTCTGGTCTCCAAAAGAATCCCAACTGCTTATCAGTTAGTTTATCAAACTGTTTATATTTCAGCATATCATACCGCTGAATTGCCACACCACCATTAGGGTCTAGGAATGCTAATGCTTTTGTATGGTCTGATTTGTTAGTTGCATCAAATACTGTCATTTTGTTCTCTCTTTTCTCTTCCGTTAATCTGATATTTATCTATTTTCATCTTAACCCCATCCTCAGTATACCAACCTATCTCAACAAGACCTGGGTTAATATATTTTTCACTCTTACTGTCAATATATTCTATAAACCGTTTATACTCTGGGTTATTCAATATATCATTGCCGTGAAGTTCTTTCAATTCAAATGATATCAACAATATATCGTTTACTTCGTTACATATATACTCATAGATATCATAAAACACTTCCAAATCAAACAAAGATGTTTGTCTAAATCTTGGACCTGCTTCGTTGCTTATATGTAAAACAAACACTCCATTATTCATTCTCCATGTCAAAATCTTAAGAAAGTTCTGTAAATTTTCTATTCTAGTACGTTTACCTATCTTAAAGTCAAGATAACACATTGTGCTTGATTTGTCAAGGAATAATTTCTGCACTGCTTCATTATTATAGGTTACATTAGCCTCACATGAACTAAGAAAATTAGCCCTAGATGATATATAACAATACTTGTTTTTGTTCTTTTGTCGGATACTATTTACATAGTCCCAATTTTCTAAATCACGCATCCGTCACAATCTTCATCATCGGTCATACCGGGTTGTAATTCTTCGTTCATTAACTTATTAACATCAAGTTCACCTTGGCCATCAAATGTATTAAAATAATACAATTGCTTTCCACCATACTTATAAAACATAATAAGATGTTGTAACATTACAGACATTGGAATCTTTTCTTCTTCAAAAAAGATAGGATTGTAACTTGTATTCACAGATATACCTTGGTCGATATATTTCTGTAGTACTGCCATAATCTTTAAATATCCTTCTGGCGATTCTTGGTCCCAAAGCAATTCATATTTGTTTTTCAATTTATGAATGCCTGGTACAACTTGCTTCAAAATACCGTGCTTTGATTGTTTTACTGAAACATAACTTCTAGGCGGCTCAATACCATTTGTAGAATTTGAAATCTGTGCAGATGTTTCTGCTGGCATAAGAGCCATCAGAGTAGAATTTCGAATACCAGTATCTTTCAACTGCTTACGCAATTCATCCCAATCTTGTTTAAAGTTTGGTTCTACTAGTTCATCAACTTCACGTTTGTATGTATCAATAGGCAGAATACCATGTCCATATTTGGTCTCTTTGGATAAAGGACATGCACTTGTTTCTGCCGCCAAATCTGCACTTGCTTTAATAAGATAGTAACTCCATGCTTCTGCCCATTCGTCAACAAGTTCTAAGTTTGGATTAGAATATGTGCTATCATTCTTTGCTAACCAATAAGCAAAGTTGATAATTCCGACACCTAAAGGCCTTCTGTTATCTGTAGAAATTTGTGCCGCAAGAATAGGATAATTTTGATAACTCAATAGAGCATCCAATCCTCGTACTGCTAGTTCACATGGTTTTCTGAAATCTTCTGGTTTTTGAATATTACCCCAATTGATAGCACTTAATGTACACAACGCAATCTCACCATTTTCATCATGTAAATGTGTAAGAGGTTTTGTAGGCAGATTAATCTCACAACACAAGTTCGACTGTTTAATCGGTGCTACATCTGTATCAAAAGACCCATGTTCATTCGCATGGTCTACATTCATCAAATAGATACGACCAGTATTCTTGCGTTCATTCATAAATGATGAAAATAATTCAATAGCAGGTACCGACTTCTTACGAATAGATGTCTTACGTTCTGCTTGTTCATATAGTTCACGGAACTTATCTTGGTCATTAAAGAATGCTTCGTATAATCCTGGGACATCTTGTGGTGAGAATAATGTAATGTCACCGCCAGTCATTAGTCTTTCATACATTAACTTATTGAACTGTACACCATAATCCATATGCCTTACACGATTATCTTCTGTACCTTTATTGTTCTTTAAAACAAGTAAGTCTTCTACTTCATAATGCCAGACAGGATAATATAATGTTGCCGCGCCACCACGAACACCGCCTTGTGAACATGATTTAACAGCCGCTTGAAACATTTTATAGAATGGAATAACACCAGTATGTGATGCATCACCATTACGAATAGGCGAATTAATAGCACGAATGCTACCTGCACCTACTCCGATGCCTGCTTTCTGAGAGACATACTTCACAATAGAACTAGAAGTTGCATTGATTGAATCAAGACTATCATCTGTCTCAATTAGAACACAACTACTAAATTGTCTTTGTGAAGTTCTAACTCCTGCCATAACAGGTGTTGGCAATGAAATATCAAAAGTACTAATAGCATTATAGTAATCTTTAACCCACTTCAAACGAGAACTGCGAGGATACTGACTGAATAGTGTCGCCGCAATCAACACGTATGCCATCTGAGGTGTCTCATAAAGATGACCTGTTACTCTATTTTGTACTAAATACTTTCCACGAAATTGTTCCATACCTACATAAGATATATCAAAATCTCTATCATGTTTAATAAACGAATTTATTTGATTCCATTCATCATCTGAATAATCATCTAATAATGCTCCATCGTAAAAGCCTAATTTAATATTCTTTTCTACTAATTCTTTGACATGACACGGTGTAAAACTTTCATACACTTCTTTGCGAATATGATAATTAATCAAATTACCTGCCGCCCACTGATAGTTCGGAGTATCTTCCGATATCAATTCTGCCGCCGCCTTAATAAGAGTTTCTTGTATATCAGAACTTGAAATGCCATCATAAAATTGTATATGAGATTTTAGTTCAATCTCACTTGCAGATACACCTGCAATATCCTTACATGATGCAAAAACTACTCGGTGCATTTTTTCTAAGTCGAGACCTTCCTTGTCTCCATTTCGTTTTACTACATTTATATTTGTCATAATCTTAATCTTTCATCTACTGTCTGTTATTAATCTCCGCATCTTCCATGCCTGCCACTCTTAACTTAATTATATTAGTAAGTTGAAAGTGCTTAATTTCAAAACCTTTGGTTATGCCCAAATATTGATTTCTTACAAATGCAACTTGATTAATAAGTTCTCCTATAGCGACAACTTCTGCTTCCCCATCGGCGTATTTTTCAGCATCCCGACTACTAAGTGCCTTGTTGTAATTTTCTAAATACTTTCTTAGAAACTCACTTCTTTTCTTTCTTAATTGAATATTAAGGTGTTCTAGTACTGCTTCAATTTCTTGTAACTGACCGAAACGAAGTTCAACAAAAGCAGGCAGATAAGTTGAATTCTTTTCTACATTGCCTTTGATTTTTACTTCGTTTCGTGCCTCTGTTAGTTCGCCAGTAAAGAAATCAATCATGTTTGGGATTTCGCCCCAATCTTTAACTACTTTGCTATACCAGTTCATTAATTCCAATCATCCTCTTCTTCATCAAAATCATCGTCTTCTACATAATACCTTCGCACTGCTTCATGCAAAATCTTATCATCGTCACACAATACTTCGATATCTACCTTTTCTAATCCGGCTTCATCTACTGCTTTAATAAAGATTTCTGCCACTTCTAATTTTTCTTTTGCAGGGACGTATGATTTAATACTTTCCCATAATTCAAATACTGTTTCTGCCTCAAGTGCTATCATGTATTATTTCCTGTCTGATTGATGAGTAATATTTATAAATGTTGTTGTATCATTAAAGACAATGTTAACTATCAAAGTCACCATCTTCTCTATGACCAACACGCATTGCCATATTATTCTGTGTTTCACGCACTTCTACTTTACAACACCAAATACGGTCTGCCTCACCATAATCTTTTAGGAACACAGTGTTGATGTACTCATATAAGAAATCAGCAATACCTTCACAGCCTGTACGTTCTACTTCTGTAATCTTTGCAAGACCTAGTTCGCCTAACTTTTTGATATCATTGTAGTTGGGGTCGTCTAATGCAAGAAGTGTCGTATGGTCAAACCAATCTTCTAGGAGATGTTTCAGTGGACGTAGTCCACCGAAATCCATTACCCAATTACGAGCATCCAAAGTATCTGACTCAAATTCAAAATGAAAACTTAGAGCATATCCATGTAAAATGTTACAATGACTATCTGCACGCCATTGTCTATAAGCGACTGGAAATTGTTGATGATATGTTTTCGTTGATATATATTTTGCCATTTACTCGGTCTCCAATTCTTGTGGTTCTAATTCGTGTTTTTCATCATCAAAAGTTTCATCATTCCACTCTTTAATGATAACATCCAATTTTTCATCCGTCCAATTCTTACGGAATTCAATCATTTCTTCGCCTGATTTTGTCATATAACGTAAACGGTTTCCAACCTTAACAAGAATACCTTTTGCTTCAAAAAAGTCTACTAGTCCGCTATATGGGCTCATACCAGTTTCGTAAGGAATTTCTACTTGCACACTTTCAAAAGGTTTTGCATAGCGTGTTTTCATAACCTTACAAGCGGCACGAATACCATGTACTTGCGATGTTTTATTACCATCTGCATCAACTTTAAGTTTAAGTTTGCGCATTGCAATAACAATACTTGATGCATAGATAAAGCCTTGACCGCCAGCAATTTTATCATCTGGGTCAAACATATCTTGTGATGCGTATGTGTGATTTGTAGCAACTAGTCCTACATTAAAGTCACCGAACATATTGACTGAGTTACGCACAAGAGCCGCTAGAGCCTTTGGTTTGCGTCCCATGTCACCTTTCATATCACCTTTGTTGAACTGGTCAACGTCTGTAGGTGTTAACATCATACCAAGACTGTCTAATACAAATAGAACTTTTGGTCTGCTTTCATCGTCTGTATTTTCATATTCAGCACGATAATCTTTCATAAAATCTGAAATAATTTTAGCAACATCGTCTATCATTGCTACATTCAGTTTTAGTAATTTTTCTGGGTCAGTACTCACATCAAGTGCATGTAACCAACTTTCATCTAGTGCGTTTTCACTATCAATAAGAACTACAAAGATACCTTGGTCTTGTGCGTTCTTAACAATATTACCTGCCGCAATATATGATTTACCAGCGCCACTCTCACCTGCAAGTACTGTTACTTTGCCTAGCGGAATGCCTTTATTAAAATCATTAGAAATCAACTTGTTTAGACAGTAGTTACCTGTTGATACCCATGTATCAGGGTCACGAAAACCTACACTCATACCTGGTACAGATTTCGTTATACTCTTACGAAATTTACTTGCATCAAATGCCTTTGCCATATTCTACTCCATTCAAAGAAAAATACATGGGGACATTACGCCCCCATGTTAATTTATTATTAGTCAGATTTTCTGGAACGTATCATTGCCAAAATATCTGCCGCATCCGATGATGCACCTGCTGGTGCAGTTTCTTCTGCTACCGGTTCAGCAACTTTTTCCTGTACAGGAGCCGTTGCAGTCGGAGTATTCGGCTTTGGAGTAGCCTCAGTCTTAGGCGTAGTTGATGTTTCAACTGGTGCCGCTGATGCTGATGTGTCTGCAATTTCCAGACCGTATGGCTTATAAAATTTACCCCAACGTTGTGGGTCGTACAATTCACCATCAACTGATGCTTCAAACATCTCCATGATAATACCCATTTCTTCCTCAGTAGGACGTTTAGGCATAAACTCATTTAAGTCAAATAGACCATGAGTTTCTATTGCTGAACGCTCTGCCTCGTCAAGGCTACGTTCTTTACGAGCCCAGTTTGAAGTTGAGTAATCTGCATACTGACCTTTTTGAGTTTTAGTCAAACGGAAGTCTGTACCTTGCTCAATGTCAGTTGGAAGATTTTCCATATCTGGGTCCATCAATGCCGCTTTAAGCAACTTAAAGATTTGTGGACCAATAATGAAACGTCGGATTGGGTTCTCTGGAGTTTCTTCATTCATAGGGTCTGATGTAACAAATCCCTGAAAAATGTAAGAACGCTTTTTCCAGTACTTACGTCCAATGTCTTCCATACTTGGGTCTTTGAACCAAGGACGAATTTCAGCATGTACTGGACATGTATCACCCCACATTTCAATGCAAGGAACTTGAACAGTTACAGGTTTATTAGTGTCTCCACCTTTGACACCTGGAAAAGGCATCTTAATAACCTGACGTTCACGCCAAAAGAATGTATTAGAATTGTCCGCATCCGGAAGAAATCTCAACACTGCTGTAGTGTCGTTATCGATATTCCAAAAGGGATAAACTGCGTCTGAGCCTCGATTTGAGTTAGACGAATCTGTTGCGCTTTTATCTTGTGCCAGCAACTTTGCACGTATTTCTGCTAGTGTAGCCATAGTTTTCTCCTATATTAGCCTGTATTAGTTTTGTATTAGCCTAGTGTGTAACATCCTCTGAACTCTCTAAGCATGTTACTACTATACTTATCTTTTACTTAAAAGTCAAGTGTTAAATGCTACTTTTTTGAAGTTTTTTTGGATAACCTAAGAAACCAATAAAAAAGGGAGTCATTCAACTCCCTTAAGTATAGCATAGGTAAATTACGATGTCAACTTAAATTATGACAAATTTTGAAAATGCGTCTTCGACCATTTCATCAATGCGGTCATTTGCAACTTCTTCTACTGACTCTGCTTTTGCTTTTGACATTTTTAGTAGATGACTTGCTAGTGTCAATTTCTCTTTGTTCAATCCTGCTGGATTCTTGCGAATTTCTTCAGCAACATCATGTAAGAACATTGACAATTCTGCCGCTCTATCGTGACCTTTGTTTTTACGTTTCTTGTCATCTATCGTATCAACATCTACTCTGTCACCGATATCATCAAAACTCATAGCAATCATATTGATTTTCTTCAATCTTGCTTCTTCGGCATTACGAGGCTCAGCGTATTGATTTTTGATTTTGTCATAGTCGTATTCTGCGTTAGGGTCTTTAGGAAAATAAATCTTATTTTTCTTTTCTCCAGTTTTCTTATCTTTTGCAAGAATAATTTCTTTAACACGTTCAATCTGATTAGCACGATTGTTTTCCATTTCTTCTTCGTTTACACGATGAACAAGTGGCATAATATCTTTCAAAGATTCTTCGAATGATGATTTTGTAAACTTCTGTACATATGAATTGATTGTATCTTCTGATGCTTCTTCAATTACTTTTTCTTCATTTAATGCCATTGACTCAACAAATGCTGAATAACCATTTGCACCTTGAATACGCTTAATGCTCTCTTTGATAGATTCCATATTGCGTTTTACATTTAATACTACTGAACGATTATTTTCATTAACAAGTTTCTGTTTTGAAACAACGCTCATAAATTCTTTTAGTTTTGCCAAGTTTGAAGATAATCCGACAATCGCCTCACCAACCATATCAGATGGGACACCACCTGATGCAACGTGTCTAGCCATTGCTCTCGCACCGTTTAAGTGTTTGAATGGATATTTGAAACGTTCACCTTCTGAATTCTCAACAAAGATTGATGAGATATTACGTGAACGTGCACCACGTGATTCTTCGTTTACTGCATTTCTATGCTTAACGATTAGTCGTACATTTTCTAGTGTTTGGCGACTGGTGCGTGATGAACCTTCTAGTGGGCTCATGCCCTCATTGAATACGTCACTCATAGTCTGCTCCTTATTTTGTTCTATTTTGTATGCATAATTTTTTGGTTTGATTCTTTTGCCGAATGAACGAACATCAAAATCTAACATATTACTGTGTGCTATCTGTCTTAAATTTTTCATCATTGAACTGACTTCTGTTTTATCAATATCAACGTTTTCACCAACATGAAACTGTAATTCTTTTGCTGAGTCATCAATATGAACCATCATATTAGGTTCACCAACATAGAAGTATCTTGCTTGTGAAGGGTCTGAGACACTTTTGCCGTTTGAATCATCAAACATCTTAAGTGAAAGCCCGCTACCTTGCATGAACTTCATTACTTTTGTTGCTACATTGCTTAAATTAACTGCCATAATATGTGTTTTCCTTTTTAGTATTTATCAAATATTCTAAATTATGACCGGTAATGGTTCACTGTATTGGTCGTCACTATCTAATCTTTCGCCTAATAGTGCTTCGTAATCTTCATCAAACCTAGATATAACTTGTATTTGTCTAATACATAGCAAAGTTGCTGAAACTAAATCGTCTGTTTCGCCTGTCTTTGCTTCATAACTTTTACCTTTAGCAATAAAAGTTTTTAATTCTCTAATAAGATTTCTACTCAATGGAACCATCTTATCACTTTCCATCCAAGATTTCATCTTCATACATGCTACAATTTTTGTCTTGTATGAGGTCGTGAACCCTTTTCTACTTTTTCGTTGTATTCCTTTTTTCTTTGGTTCATGCAAGAATGTACCAGGAAACTTATCTTCGTCCATTTCTTCAATAACAATAAGTGCGGCTTCGCCCAATGAATTGTTCTCTACAGACCAATATATTTCAGGTGCGTTATTTCCAAGTTCTCTCATCTCATCATTGATTATTGTGAGAATATCGTGCATCGTCTTTACTTGACCTCTCACATCTGTTCTATTGTTTTGCCATTCACCTACTTGTATTAGTTCTGGTAAACTCCAAACTGCAATTGCGGCATTGTCGCCGCCAGTACCCATTGCAGGGTCAAGTCCAACGATATATGTTGAATCTTTATTAATCTTTTCAAACCAACGTACTTGACCAGTTCTCATTATAGGTTCACTGCCTTTTAAATCTGCCAATTTAAGACTCGCCACAAGCGTTTCATCAAATGCAATAAACTGACATTCGTGTTCTCTTAAGAAACGTTCTTCACCTACACGGGCTCTTTCTTCGCCTTGCCACTTGTCATCTCTATCTGGATGCTGACTCCATGTCGCAAGATAAGGCCTAAATCCGTTTGTGCCTACTTCTGTTTCGTTTCCATAATCATCTAGTCTCTTATTTGCTGAACTCCAAATCATAGCAAATTGGTCATCATCTAAGTTTGGAGTTGATGTGATAATTGCTTTACCACCTGTTGCTAGTGTTGGAGATATAGAAGTCCAAAACTCTTTTGCAATATTAGGTCTAACAAATGCAAACTCATCAGCATATAGCAATGATATTGAAAGACCACGACCAGTATTTTCTGTCGTTGCTTGAGCAATGATACGAGAACCATTATCAAATTCGATACTACCTTTGTTATAGTTCGTTACACCAGCACGAATAAAATCTGGACACATCTCATATGCATATCTAATTCT